CATCTGCCCTGAACGATAGCAAGCCAGGATGAGTTCGTACATCAAACAAGCCTTATTTGCAGGGCGTTTCCGTTACGGTACACCCCCAGCAACGGTACGCCCGCCGCTGCTGCGGCTGCGTCATTAGCGGCGCTGGCGATTCCTACAGCGGGGATAATGATCCTGTTCGTATCGTTCGTGATAAAGGTCAGGTCAGAAGCCGTAGCCAGACCAGCCCCGTATTTGGCCGCAGCGACGTAAGGCCCTGTTCCTGCGCCTACGCCCAGAACGACTTTGGCCCCGATAGCGTTAGTGGCGTCAGCCGTCACGCCAAACGTCGCCTGTGCGTTCGGAAGCGCCCCAACGGAATAACTTCCGTGGACGTTCAGCCGCGCCGCAGGTGTGGCCGCAACCTCGCCCAAGGAGAGAGCGCCGAAGTGATCGAACGCCGCCATAAGTGCGCCGGTCTGGATCGCTGCTCCATTGTCATCAGGGTAGGTCTCTGACCCGCTTGCCTTCATCAGCCGCCACAGGTTCCGTCCCGCAACCTGCGTTCCCTTGAGCTTCACGGTAAAAGCTACGTCAGCCGTTCGACCGGGCGTCTCCAGATGAGCACCCCACTGCGCCCCTTCAGTCGAGGACGCATCTACAAACATGCCGTAGTTCAGCACTGAATCACGACGAATTGTATAACCGTTGTACCATGGGCGCGGCATGTTCCCGTTACGGGAGACATTCGAGGCGGTCGTGCAGTTGAACGTAGATGTCCCCGAAGCACCCAGAGTTTGCCCGATCAGGACCGGCCCGCTTGTGTAGCCAAAGGCCGTGTTCCAGATAGGAGACGGAACCGCCTGAAGGCCAGACAGATTATAGGCGTCTGTCTCACGGCCAACCCCGGCGGCACGAACGAACACGCGGGCTTCGTCGTACCCGCCAAATCCAGTCCCGCCGATCTGCTTGATCGTTACGAACGATGTCAGGGCCGTAGGGAAGGTAACAACACCTTCGTTCGCGTTGTTTTCCGTTCCGAAAATGCCCCCCTGATAAACACCTGTCGATCCGGGGACTGTTCCGGTGTTGAACCGGATTCCTGCGATATTATCGTTAAAGTGACCCGAGGTATCCGCGCTGACAGTTCCGCGCGTCACCACGTTGCCCAGAGGCATGTTGGACAAGTCTGTTTTCGCGGCCTCAATGTTGAGACGGAACGTCGCAGGCGAAACGATGTTGGAGCCGTCGATAAGGGCGCGACCTGCGACTTGCGCAGGGATAGCGGCGGCTGCTGCGCTGGCGACAGCCGCAGCCTCCTGCGCATCAGCGGCACTCTCAACCGCCAAACCGACAGCCGTGTTCAGTTCGGCGTAAGCGACCGACGCTCCCGCAGCTAGTGCGCCGCCTTCGATCAACACATTGACAGTCGTTCCGCCGACATTAACGGTTACGGTCTCACTCATCGCGTGACGCCTTCCAGAACAATGAACGGGCCGCTCACGAGATTGGTTGAAAACCCAGTCGCGTCGGTGATGATGATGTCATAGGCGAAAACAGCGGGATCAGATACGGGGCTGGCGACAGGCAGCAGTTCAAGGTCTTCCTTTGCAATCGTCAGCGCCAACGACGAGCCCACGATGTCAAACCGAGACCCGTTGGCCGTCGCAATCATCTCGACGTTCAGCAAGGCGGGGCCGGACGCACCCTCAGACACGCGGATTTGCATTTTCGCCGTGAAGGTCGAGAAGCTGAAACCAGCGCTGGGGGTGTAAGTGCGGCGCAAATCCTCGTTGCGAACGACCTCGATTTTCGTTCCGCAGCAACTCATGTTACGCTCCCGCCCATGAAGATCATTGTGTTCCTGTTCCTCATTGCATCACCCTTTGCAGGGCCGGGCTGGGGGCCTGCGTTGATGGTGGCGCTGGCTGGTTGGTTGGTGATTGACTTTGCCCGCCAGACTGAAGATGCCGAACGGCGTCTTCGTAGTAAGGAACAAGAGCTGGATCGCGCTGTGCGGCTGTCGCCAGAGTCCGAGCAGCGGCGTTGGCAGCGCGCGAGTCAGTGGCTCGATACACGGCGTTCAGAAGAGAAATCCCCGGTCGAGAGTAAACGATAGCGCCTGTTGCGATGCCCGCAGCCAGAGCGGGGCTTATAGCAGCGGCTCCTGCCGTTCCAGCGATACCCAACGCCCCGCCGATAACAGCCCGCTGGCCCGAACCCGTATCGCCCATAGACGCGGGCAGAACGTCCCGAGCATCGGAGGCCAGGCCCTGCAAAAGCCCGGTCTGGTTCATGATCTGGCCTTCGCTGGACATCTGAGCGACGGTCTGAGTGAGTTCGCCGGGAGTAGGGGTCCCCGCGCGCGCGAACCCGGCAGACCCGGTCACCGCACGGCGGATACGGGCCGCGACAGCATAGCCGGAGTTAATCTCGCGAATCTTTTCGGCTTCGGCAGGATGCTGACGAGCGATGAAGTTCCGCACGATCTCACGCGTATTATCCAGCGCTTCCGCCAGATCGACATCCTCAAGCGTGGAAGACGGGCGGTTGGCGCGTTCGGATTGCTGGCGCAACGTGGTCTCGATACGCTTGAACTGATCCCCGGTAAGCTCGCCTCCCGCCTCAAACCGGCTCAGAATGTTCTGATCAAGGATGCGATTCAGGCGGTTAAAATGACCGTCATCGAGCGTCTGACCGGCATCCGTAACGAGTGACTGAATATCGGTCAGAAGCTCAGGATCAGCCTGCGCACGCACACGAGGCAGAACCTTGTCGTATTCTTCGCCCAGAACCTTCATGACGTTTTGCGAGACCTGGTATCCAGTGCGCGCCTCACGAGGGAGCGTTTGACCGACTGCATCAAGGGCCTCTTGACCGGCAGCGCGAACGACATCCTCATTCTGGCGGCGACGAACACCGGTCATGAGGGGGTTAAAGCCTCCAACAAGGTCTTCCGCGTACTTCGCGGCGTCGCCCAGAATCGGGACATCCGACAGCATTTGCCCCGGCGTCAGGTTCACGCCAAGGCGGCTAAGACGACGTGCCGCCGTGTCGGCAGCAGGACGGGCCAGACGTTGCGCAACGCCCTGTCCGATTGCACCCACACCAAACCCGGTCAAAGCGCCGGTTAGCGCGCCTTCAACGCGATCACGAGCGCCGCCGTCAGACTGAGATGCGCCAAAGACTGCGCCGCCGCCAGCGCCGACAAGAGCGGCTCGTGCAAGCTCGTCAACAACTCCCGTTCCACGCGAGATAAAACGACCGCCAGCGCCTACGCCGGGGAGAGCAAGACCTCCAGCAGCGCCAGCAATTCCGCCCAGATCGCGAGCGCCGCGATTGGTCTGATTATCGACGGCGTTCATATTCTGGTATTGGTCGCGCACGTCACTGAACGAGCGGCCTGTAGCGGCTGCAGTCGCTAGCTGCGCGCCCTCATCCAGAAACGGAACCTGTTCCGCAGCAGCGGTTACGAACGCGCGGGCCGCGTCTTCTCCATCGACTTCGTGCAGGTAGGCATTACCGCCCGCAGCGACTTGGTCCCCCTGAGCCCCGTTCTCGTTGACATAAGCGTCTCCCGCCAAACGCCTTGTTTGGCCGTCGATATTGATCCATGTACCCTTGGTTAAGCCCGAGAGAAGTTCTCGCGGGGTGTCTGCCGTGATTACGAAAGGGTTTTCTCGATCCGATCCAGGGCGACGAACCAGCGATTCAAGGCCTGCGGAATCAAGCTGACTTGTTCCGCGCGGCTTCCATTGACCCTCCACCAACTCAAGAGTTTCTCCAGTAACTGGATTAGTAGCCGTACGGGATTGAGCAACCGGCGCAGACAAAGCGGCAGAACCGGAAACACGCTGTCCGTTTTCAAACTCCTTGATGGCCGCAGCGATCAGGGGGATATGGGCCTCGGTAACGGGCTGGTCAGGCGCGACGCCTGCCCGCTGCGCAACATAGGAAGCGTATTCCGCAGTAGGATTGTTGTCTGAAGGAGGAGCCCAGCGATTGATGATGCTGTTAGGCGTGTTGTACCCGCGCGAGATGTATGACGCGAGAAGTCGTGGCGCGACCTGTTCACCCGCCTCCGGGGTCGTGAATCGGGCGAACCGACCGTCCGAGCCTGCATATCCAGGCAGCGACCGCGCGAACGCGCCGTCTTCTACGTTGCCCGGATTGTTGTTCCGAATCCCGCGCGGCTGCGAGGACTGGCGCGGAGCGCTGGCGACATTTGTGACAGGCGCAGCAGAGCCCACAGGAACCCACTGACCGCCTTGCAGCATCAGCTTTTCGCCCGTTGCAGGGTTGGTTGCAGTCTGTGCCATCAGTCGAGTTCAAAGCCCGGAGGGAGAGGGGGTACGCCAGACGCAGCACCTTGTGGCGCAGACCGACGCGCGATGTCTCGCGTGTAAACTTCCCGCGTGCGCTGTTTGGAAGAAATATAGCGCTGAATAGCTTGACGAACGACGTTTTCATCATTTGATCCGCTAAGAATCACGTCAAGCGCACGTACGGCATCGCCTTCTGTCTGCACGCCATTGGCAGACTGAAGGATTTCGTTTCGCGCTTCCTGCGCCCAGTTCCGCAGGTTGTCGTAGTTGAGCGAACCCGGAGACGACGCGCCAACGGCGTTACGAACGCGGGCAGACGCATTCGCCAGCGGATTGAGATTCAGCTCGCCGCTGTCAAGTTGGCCGAGAATAGTTTGCGCACGGCCAACGGTGTTGTCGAGGAGCGCCAAGCGCCCCTCGGCTTCCGCAACAGCCTTCTGGTCAGCGTCCGACATCGGCTTGACTTGTGTAGAGCCCACCCGATTCACGACATTACCCGCAGAATCGAGAACGATGGCTTCGCCGCCCGGTGCAACGTTCTGAACGTCGGGGCGTGTCAGGCCCTGCGCAATAAGAGCGCCAGTACGAGGATCGCGCAGTTGCGCGTCCTGCGCCACGGTCACAGGGTTCGTTGCGTTGATCCGCTTCGTCTCGTCATCATAAGACGGAGAAACAGTCAACAGTTCGCGCGGGTCTCGCCCGTTCCCACCAAGCCCAACGACCCGGTCGCCAACGACGGTGCGGCGTTCGTTAACATTGGTTGTTCCCATGCCGGGAATCGCGAGTGCCGAACCTTCGGCCACGACTTGCGGACGGTATTGATAACCAAGGCTCTCGCCCAATTCGGGAGCATTTGTACGAAACGCCAGAAGCGCCGCAGGACCAAGCGCGCGGGCGATCCGTTCGTTTTCTGCCTGACGTTCCAGCATCTGGGGCTTAAGCGCCTCCGCCTCCAGCCTCGCCCGTTCTGCATCCAGTCCGCCTGTGATCGTCTCGCCGCCCAAAACACGATCCAGCAACCGCCAGCCAGACACACGCTCACGTTTGGGCGTGGCGTTCGTGGCGGCGGGAAGAGATTCCCGCGTAATGGCCGCAGGAGCCAGCAATGACGCCCCTAGAGCCTGATTCTGCGCTGTTCCGTTCGGATTGGCCGCGAACATGACTTCGTCGCCCGCATCGGCTTGTGGGCGCAGGGAAGCGGCTTGAAACAGTTCCATCAGCGGATCACGTTGGCGACCAGACAGAAGACCGAACTGACCGCCGGGACCGAATGAGCGAAGCAGGTTCACTTATTTGCCCCCATACTTCGCAGACGCATTGAACCCGAGCGAAGACCCCTTGCTGGACCCGCTGGACGTTCCCATCCCCGTCGTTGTGCCCCAGTTACCCAGCAGCCCCAGACCGGAAAGGTAGGTTTGCAGCGCACTCAAGTCATATCCCTGAGCTGCCTGGTTCTCGCCAATCGCAGCAGCTTGGGCGGTATTGTAGCCCTGCGCCAGCGATTGCGCCTCCGCGTCTGCGAACCCGCGCTGAGTCTCGCCGCGCAACAGCCCCCAACCCGAACCGCCAAATGCCCCGGCAGCAGCAGCCTGCGCGTCGTTTGCATTTCCGGCGATTTGGCTAGAACGGCGAATGCCTGCGCTAATCGTGTCCTGATAGGGGTTCAGGTAGTTGGCGACATCCGCGCCGCTGGTCTTGTCGTAGCCGCCGATCAGGCCGAGCGACTGGTTAAGACCGCCCTGAACCATGTTCAGATATTCAGCGTTTGGCGTGAACGACTGAGTCGTGTTCTCGACAGACTGCTGGCTGGATTTTTCCTTCTTGCCGCCAATAGAAAGTGACATCAGTGCAATTCCTTGGCGCAGACCGACGCAATCGGGGTGAAACCGTGCTTGTTCATTACCCTATCCCAACCAATCCTACCACCCGTTGTTAGCCGTCCGCAACCGATTGAGCGCGCGTAGGCTTCAGCCTTGGGGAGCATCACTTCAGTTATCTCCTTCAAGTCGCCCCCGCACAGCCACAGGTGCAGGACCTTGACCTTTGGAAACTGAACAATCTCCGTCACGGCGGCGGATTTCTCCCCCAGCCACAGTTGCGCCTCATCATCGGCAACCATGCGCTCCACGTCCTCAATCGAGTGTGTCGCCTGATAGGCCAGAGCGCGGGCGATGTGGTCCTGCCACCTCATGGGATGACCTGTGGCGTCAGGACGCCGCCGATCAGGTACACGCGCCACGGTGCGCCGTCGTCGTTCAGCATGGTGATATAGGGCGCGGCCTCATCTTTCTTGATGTTGCCTGCGTCCGTCTGGCGGACCTGTGTACGAAACTGGGCCTCATTGTTCGCATCGTACTGCGGCGCTGGCTGGATAGGAGCGATGGTCAACGCTTGCCTCCAGGCTGGACTTCAAACCTGAAATCACCCACGCGGAAGTCAATGTTCGGATCGCCCACGTACTCAACCTCAAGCTGGCGCGCTGTAATGCGCAGATCGGCAGGCGAGGTCGCGTCGTAGGGACCGTACATTGTCTGCGGACCGTTCGGCCATTGACGCGCGTAGAAACTCACGGCGACCGAACCCGCAGTCCGCTCATCCGGGATAAACCGCTTGAGCAGAATCACATTATCGCCCGAGCCGATCTCAAGCGGTCCAGTCCTCATCGTAGGCGAGCGGTCATCGCGCGAGTTCGCCACCTCGTGGTCATAAACAACCCCACCAGACGAAACCATGATCGGATATTGCAGGACGCCGTTCGACCCGGTTCCGCACGTCCGATCCAGCTTTCCGGTGTACCAGGTCGATTCCATGTAGTTGAGGGCGACATAGCTATCCACTTCCAGTGATGCCCCGGAAGGATACAGGAACCAGACCTCGTTGAAATCGGGGTTCAGGACCGTGCAGACCTTGGACAATTGGCTGTCGTTGATGTCGGAGAAAACGAAGTCCTGCACGTCACAGGCCAGAGGCGTGACGTAACCGTTGTACTGGAAGAAACCGTTCCGGCCCATCCAATAGGCCGCAGACTGTGTGACGGCGCAGGCCTGACGCGACACGGCCCCACAGCCCGAACCGACACGGGCGAACGTATAGACGAATGGCGGACCGACGAACGACGCCCTGAACGCTCCCTCGTCCGTCAGGATCAGCACGCCATCCGAAACGCGCTTGCCGAGCATAATCCGGCCTTGCGTCTGAAGCAGTTGGTCACGACTCAGATTTGTTGCCGTAGGGGTCCAGTCCGTGTTGTTCTGGAGGCCTGACCATTTGATATAGCGCGGGTTAAGGACAGTCCCGTCGTCGGCTCCCAGCGCCATCAGGATGCCTTCCTGCGTCGTTACCAGCGCGTAGGCGTCAGGAGCGCCGGAGATAGGCGCAGCGACCGTCATGGGGTCCAGCGTCCATTCGTACAGCTTGTTATCGCTGTCCATCACGGCGACAAGGTTTTCACCAAAAGTATCGAGAGACCACGAAGACGCCGGGATGACATTCGTGTCGTCAGGAAGGGGCGTTCCATAAATCCCCATGCCATAGACAGACGTACCGTATCCCCCGCCTGATTGCGCAGTTTCTTGACCCGGAACGAACCCGGTCGGGGTAATATCGTGCAAATCACCAGAACGCGTCATGGCGTACAGATGGCTATGCGTGCCAATTCCGATCCACGCCTGCCCCGAGTTGTCGCCCCACGTCAGAGCGGCGCGGGGGATACCTTCCGCTTCGTCCGCAGACCGGGCACGCCACCCGCCAATCGGCTGCGAAACTCCCTGATACCACCGCACCAGATCACCCGTGCGGTATCGGCCCTTGGAACTGTAATCAGTCCCGAGGGAGTAGAAACCCGGCGCAAGTTTGATGGAAATGTAGGACATCAGAAGCGCGTCAACTCAATCGTTACAAGCGCATCACCATAGCCCGTAACCGCGCACTTCCAAACCGCGTTGATCGTGGTTCCGGGAGACATGATAGCTTCGAAACGCGTCGTTTGCGAGGTTGGAGATTCCGCGCTGATGTCCAGCGACCCGGAGACGTAGGACCATGCGTAGGTCTGTCCCGGAGGCGATGCAGTCGTGTACCCGCTACGAACCGTCAGACCGGAGCTTGATCCCGAAACCGCAGCAGGGGAGACAGAAGCCCGCAGGCCCTGCGCCGCAATCGCTGCAATGACTCCCGTCACGAGACGCCAACGCCAGACAGGAGCCAGATATTGGTGTCTTCCTGAATGAGGGTCGCGAAACCAAAGCTGGCCAGGGTCTTGTTGCTGTTCGTGTTCGTTCCGGGCGCAGTCAGGGTAACGCCAGCGCCGCGCGCAATAGTCAGAGAGCCCGTGCTGTAAGATCGCAGGGGGATGGCCGTTCCGATTTGAAACACGTTCGGCGGAATCATCCATGTGCGGTTCGTAGAGCCGAACAGACGGATCAGCTTTGCGGCGTCGGTGTTAAGGAAGGTTCGGTCTGAATCGATTGAGACAACCG